CCCAAGGTCCAAAGTAGTTGGTTTGATCTTCGGGTTGATTCAGTATCTGAGCAAACTCTTGGCTGTCTACCAAGGGCTCGCACTTCACCCGCCACAGGTGTGGATACCAAGTGGGACTGAATCCTTCAGCTGCATTGGCTGTGTCTTGCACCACATAATATCTTTTGAGACTGGTCTGTACTTCGTCGTAGTTCAGCGGAAAGAACTCACGTAGATAAGGCATTTCGATCACATCGCCTGACATCAGCAGTCGTCCCAAGGTATTCACGCAGTCGGTTTTGTGTACTGTGCAGAACAATGTGTCGTTGTTGAGGAACAGGCCAAACTGTGTGAGATCGAAGTCTATGTTCTGCATGGTATGATGCATACGCAGTCTATAGACTGTGGTATCATACTTGCGATCTCTGTTTTCTAGATACAGCAGATCTTGGATGTTGTTCACGCTTTGATTTAGATAATCAGGTTGCGTAGCATCGTTAGAGGTGCCTTGATTGATAGGCCCCACATACTTGTGTATCAATACCGTGGCACAGCCCACCGTGAATTGTTCCGAAATCCTGCGGTCAAACCATTTGTAATCGTTGGTGAAATTCTCGCGGTAAAGACTGAGTTTGGGCATAATACGTATTTAGCGGTTTTTTGGTAGCCTAGTATTTGACCAAATATTCTTTTTAGTGTAATATGGTGCTATGACACAGTTGGTTATCCAGCAAGCAGAAGATTGGAACAGCGTAGAACCCCTGCTACGCCAGTATCTACGCGGACTGGAGCAGGGTGCAGATGGGCACCGCATCATCAAGGCCATAGATCATCTTGTGGCCGAACTCAGCAACATCGAAGTGGAACAGCGCAGGCTACACAGAGTTTTACCAAAACACCAGAAACTGGTTGACCAAATAAACACAAACCTGTTAGAATTAGAAAAGCATATATTCTTGGCTAAATTAAGCAAAAAGTGAGGCAATCCATGGTCAGAACCAGCACAGCAAAATCCACAGCCATAAAACTACTAAAACCACGGGACGGTGATCTTAAAAACGTAGGACCCGAGCCAGACTGGCGCACTCAGCCCGAAGCCGACAAACGTTCATCTGCTGTGCTTCACGCCATCAATTGGTACAACTATAATTTCCAACGCAAAGACAGCAAAGAATTCTTGCTGGATTATCTGGAACGCAATGGACGCGGCACAGAAGCCAAACGCATCAAAGGTGTCAGCGACTACGAATTCAAGCACGTGACAGGCTGGCTGGCTCGCATGACCACAGTGGGCCTACAACTCAGTGAGCACGAGCAACTGCACGTCAGCACAGAAATCAACAGACTCAAGGCATTGAAAGAACAAGTAAAGAAAGAAGTCAAAGAAGATGATGTGATCAAGCCCAACATACAGGATAGACTGCGTGACAAAGCCGTTGAGGCCGCTGGCGAATTAGAAGCCCTGTACGATGATTTCTGCACAGGCGCAGAAGTTAAACTGAACTTGAACAACCACAAGCCCATGACCATCATACGCGGTATGAATGTTCAGCCCACACACATCAGTCAAGTGCGCGATCCTTTTGCCAGCAAAGTGGCAGAACTCACAGAAGCCCTGGAAGGCAAGGATGCTCAGTTGGTCGAAGGCTACAGCCGCTGGGGCAAAAACGAACTCAAGCAGATGCTGAAGTTCTGCGAGTTGGTAGTGGCCGATTGCGACAGTTATGTGCAGATCAAAAAGGTAGAACGCAAACCCAGGGCCAAGAAAAAACAAACGCCCGATCAGATTGTGCGCAAGTTGAAATATCTGCAGGCATTTCCGGAATTGAAACTCACTTCCGAGCCTGCTACCAAACTGGCAGACTGCACAGAGTTCTACACCTACGATACCACCAAGCGCAAACTACAGCACTATGTGGCTGACTCACACGTGGGGTCAATGACTGTGAAAAACAACACCATCATTGGTTTTGATGCCAATCTCAGTGTGAGCAAAACTCTGCGCAAACCAGCAGATCAACTGAAAGCATTGTTTGCTGGTGGCAAGCCCGGGGCTCGCAAGTATTTCAAAGACATCAAGGCCACTGAAATCAAACTCAACGGGCGCTTCAACGAAAATCTCATAATCCTTAAAGTTTGGTAAACTAACACTCACAGCACCCGGCCCTGTGCTAAATACAGCACAGGGCTTTTCTTATGAGTGATACACTGACCAATCTTAAATCCAAAGTATTTGACTATGTGAACACCCGCTTGGGCGGCAACTTGGTTGACGTAGAACTCAACGCGCCGGACTATGAAGTGGCCTATGAACAGGCAGTATTGACCTACAGGCAACGGGCTCAAAATGCCTACGAAGAAGCCTACAACTTTATCACCCTGCAGAGCGATCTAACACACTACACATTGCCGCAGGAGATCTACAATGTGCGTCAGATCTTCCGCCGTACCATTGGATTTGCCCAAGGTCCTTTCAGCCAGAGTTTTGATCCTTTCAGCAGTGCCATCATGAACACATATCTCTTGAATTTCAACTATTCGGGCGGTTTGGCCACTTACGACTTTTACACCCAATATGTAGAGCAGGCTGCTAGAATGTTTGGTGGATTCATCAACTACACCTACAATCCTGTGACCAAGGTGCTGCACATCATCAACTATCCCAAGGGCGAAGGCGAAGTGATCCTGCTGTGGTGCGATCAGATGCGTCCCGAAATACAACTCTTGACCGACTATCGCATACTGCCCTGGATCCGTGACTACACCTATGCTGTGTGCAAACAGATCATCGGCGAAGCTCGTGAAAAATTCAATTCAATCGCCGGACCCGGCGGTGGCACCACGCTGAATGGCGCACAACTCAAGGCCGAAGCCAAAGAAGACATGGCCAAGTTGATTGATGATCTACAGAAGTACGTGGATGGCAGCCAGCCTTACTACTGGGTACAAGGTTAAACTGCGTCAAATATTCTTGCCTAAAAATTTGCACTCTCTCTAAAGATGTTATAAAATACATTACGCAGGGAGGCAACAGTGGTAGAGAAAAAAATTCCTAAATTATTTGAACGCATTGGTATATCAGCCAATGCCAACGTTGCTACAGATCAGGCAGCAACTCCAGTCATGTCACCAAAGCCCAAGGCACCGCCTCCGCCGAAGGGACCTAAAAACTCCCGGGGTTTTGGTGGCTCCAAAGTACGCAGAACCAGCGGCAGGGGGCGATAATGTCCAAAAGAATCATTGGCGTCTGTGGTCTTATTGGTTCAGGCAAAGACACCATCGCTGACTATCTAGTGAACATACATCAATTCCGCAGAGAATCCTTTGCCAACAGCCTCAAAGACGCAGTAGCCGCTGTGTTTGGCTGGGACAGGGAAATGCTGGAAGGACGTAGCAAAAGCAGCAGAGAATGGCGCGAATGTGTAGATCCTTGGTGGGCAGAAAGACTGGGCATACCGCATCTGACACCGCGCTGGATACTACAGTACTGGGGCACAGAAGTATGCCGCCGGGCCTTCCACGATGACATCTGGATTGCTGCTGTAGAGCACAAACTGTCTAAATCTCAGGACGATATCGTTATCAGTGACTGCAGATTTCCCAATGAAATTGCGGCTATCAAGCAACAGAACGGTTTGGTCATACGTGTGAAACGTGGTCCTGATCCCGAATGGTACAGACACGCTGAAGCAGTCAATGCCGGCCCTAGATTCATTGGCTGGGCGCTGAGCAAGTCCAAAATGGAAGATTACAAAATCCACCCCAGCGAAACATCCTGGATTGGCAGTGATTTTGATCATGTGATTGACAACAACAACTCCTTGGATGAATTGTACTGTCAGATCGATGCTTTACTCAACGTGGTCACCGCGACGCCAGACACTCTTGTCCCAGCTTAATTCTACCGCACAGTTATGACACACTGTGCGTAGATTATGCAGTTGGCCGTTGTTCAAATTTCCATCCAAATGATACACCATGAGTTGTCGTGCTATTTTGGCACGGAACCCGCATAGGTCACAGATTTTTTTCAACTTGTAGCCCTGCGCAGACCAGCGTGGAGTTTGTGCTGGTAGTTTTTTATGGCGCCGTTCACACTCGGTGCATCTGCTGCGATACACACACTTGTCGTTGCGATAGTAAGCAATGGCTCTGGGACGGCGTTCGCAGGCTTTGCACAAGGGTCTCATACACATATTTACAGCAAAACCTACTTAGTAGGTTGCCATAACCAGCCAGATTTCGCAGTTCTTTATAAATATCTACAACTGGATATAAAGGAACTAAACCATGGCATTAATTTCACCAG